TTTTATTAATACTATTGACAAGTTGGTTCTTACTAATAGACCTATGTGGCTTACCAAATAATCCAAATGAAATAGCATCAAGCATAGTAGATTTGCCTGATCCATTTTGTCCTACAACCAATGTAGAAGGAGATCTATCTAGGTCAATTTTAGTTTCATTATTACCTGTGGATAGAAAGTTCTTCCACTTAACTGATTTAAACTTTATCATAGCACCTCACTATTCTGAGCTTCCACATATAGACTCCTCATCAAACCTTTCATCCTTTCTTTATCTAGGTCAGTTTCTACTGCCTCAACATATGAATCCAATAACTCAGTAGTGTCTTCCACCGAGATACTGTCATCAATTACATTGGTACCAACAAACTCATCGAATGTTTCAGCAATCTTAAGCTCATGGACATCTGTCTGCTGGATACGATCAATAAGCCTATCAAACATAAAATGATCAGTCTTATTGACAACTACCACTTTGACAAATTTGTCTATCAGTTCCTTTGTATCATATCTATTATAATCTATTTCGGTGTCATTGTAAAACACTTTTTTGAAAATAGTGTAATTAGATCTGATTGGTGTAAGCTCACGAGTATCTGTATCAATAACATGGAAATACTTTGGATCACCAGCATCAGCCCATGTAAATTCGAATTGTGAACCAAGATAATGAATATTGTCTTGATGTGATCTAGTATGAAAGTGTCCACTCATAACTAATTCAAATCGTTTGAATGGTTCTTTATCCATACCATGTGTATTGGTTACACCACGCATCATTTCAAAACCCTGCAATTCTAAATGAGCACCAACCCATTGAGCATCACATGTTTTTAAGAACTTCATAGTATCTGCATAGTTCTCATTATTAATCCAAGGGATACATGCAATCTTAAGGCCATTATAGTCTTGTACCTTTGGTTGCATCATAATATTAACATTTGATGTGTAATATCCAAGCAACTCTTTTAATGAGCATAGGTCATTCGTATTCTTAAAGAATACATCATGGTTGCCAGGAATAATGTCCATAGTGATACCCGCTTCTTTCATCGGGTCAAGAAACATTTTTCGACTTTGATTAAGTGCTTTGAAATTGACAAATTTACGGTGATCGTAAAAGTCACCTAGGTGTAGGATTTGTGTAATCCCGTTTTCTTTTAAATATGGAAAGAATTGTTCATCATAAAATCTCCTTTGATATTCTAAAGAAATGTCTGAACTATTTCTGATACCAGCATGGGTATCATTCAAGACTGCAATCTTCATGTATACTAGGCTCCCATAAAGAGTTCAAGCGCTTTGGGTTTACTTGGCTTGCTCTTTTTCTTTTCCTCTTTGGCAAATTCTTTCAGTGTGGCATCATTTTGTCTTACCACTGAGATTCGATCTTTTAGTTGATCCACAAAAGCTCTTGTCTGTGAATCGGCTGCAGTACCTTCTCCATCCAATTGGAATACGAAGTCTTCTATACCAGCCTTTTCTATATATTTAAATTTAATGTCTTGCTGTTTCTTTTCTTTTGCCAATCGTCTAAGAAAGGCATAATAGCATATTTGAGTGAAATAAGCAAAAGCATTTGGATTTCCTGTTCTTGTCTGTGCATCAATATTGTAATTAGTAATAGCTTTAAGGCAGTTCTCTACAGCATCCATGACCATTTCTTCGCGATATGTGTAACGAATAAAGTTGGCTTTGTGAGACAAACCCTGCGCAATCTTCAAAAAGCATTGTGCAATATAGTCTGGTACTACTGGTAGTTGCTTACCCTCAGCTTCTGCGGCTTTCACAGTTTTAACGTAATCAACAACTGACTGTGAAAATTGCTTGTTGTTGACGTAATGTGGTTTTTGTTTAGGTTTCATGATGAAAGGTTTCCCGACTCCTCTTTAGGTCTATTCCATGGCCATAGGCCGGTTTGGTAACAATTGATAAGGTTATCAACAATGATGTTATATTGTGATAGTGATCCCTTGTGTAGATTTAGATAAGAGATCCGATCCTGGTCATTTGTTAGAGATTGAAAGTTTTCATAATGTGATTGTTTATCCATAAGTTCTCCTTTTTCCATTATGCTTCTATTCTATCATAGTTTTATGCATTTGTAAAGGAAAAAAATATTGATTTTATTGAAAAAAACAGTTTACAAACGCCCAAAAGTATGTTATAATAATAGAGTAGGTTGAGAGAGGGGGGTATACTATATTTAGTGATACCAGTTCTTCTTTAATATATCTGCAACAAACTCTTCTATTTGCTCTTCTGTTACTAACTCGTCTTCGGGATCTTCTAATTGGTTTTGATCATACTTCTGTCTGATTTCTAAAGACATTCGAATATATCTTTCTTTCATCTCGTCTTCAGCAAATGCAGTCGAAACCACATGGATTTCATTTAAGATAACTGGCTCTCTTGTCTTACCAAGAGGTTGCCAATCGCTGAAAGCAAAAGCATGGCCAATACCTTTACCTAACCTTTTATGAACTTGCAATGGAGACTCTAGACTTAGGTAACCGTTTTCATCTTTGGATACAAGAGAAATAACCTCTTCTCCAGATGTTAGTTTAAACACTCTAATGTCTATATCGTCTAAATTGTAGCTCATGGCAATGGTATCTCGACTATGTTAAATTTAAACTGTTCTTTACTATATATCTTTATTCTTTCCGCCGCATGCTGTAAAGTGTAGTTTTTAGACGATTTCCAATGGAGATCATCGGCAATATCGTATAGTGTTGTATTCTTTCCATTGTCAGATTTACGTAATCCCCGCCCAATCGACTGTAACACTTTAATCTGACTTTTCGAGGGAGAAGCGAATACGATATTATGAAGATTACGAATATTGACTCCGGTACTAAAAGTTCCGAGACTAGCCACGATAATTGCATTCTTTTGCTCCTCTGTTATTTTCCGTACGTGCTCACGCGTGTCTGTGTCTGTTTCACCTGATACATAAAAAATCTTTCTACGCTTATGCGCTTTACTAACTATCAAATCGTATAGTGGTTTACCGTGTTTTTCTACATATTGGAATAGAACAAGTGTGTTTCCTTCTTGGTCTAATGCAAGATTGGCAATGAAATTATTGCGGTTCTCGTATCTAACTATCCAATCTATCTCATCTTGGTATTTGTATTTGACTACATCACGGCAATATTCATCCTTGTATTTCAGCAATAATACCTTTATGTCTAATTGAGCTAGCTGATTCTTGTCCATCAGATCCTTTGTTGTAGTAACATAATATGCTGGTCCAAACAATCCTTCAAGGACTAACTTATGTGTTTGTGTTCCATCCAAAGTACCAGTGGTTCCAAATCTATATTCAGCATCTCTTAATTTTGTAAGAATACTGGTGAGTGATTTAGCTTTAAAGTTGTGAGCTTCATCACCAAATACACAGCCAAACTGTTCAAACCATGCGCCTGGTAACTTATATATTGATTGCCATGTAGATATAATCACACTAGGCATCTCACTCTTCTTTGGCATACCAGAATAAATTCTTTGTACTTCATCAACATTGAATGATTTATCGTTTTGGCTATATGCAGCAAAGTCAGAATACATTTGTTCTACTAATGAAGTAGTAGGAACAATAATCAAAGCTCGTTTATTATTATTGCTTAGGTACCAATGAAGCAAAATGTATATGATTAAAGATTTACCAGAAGCTGTTGGTGATATTAACATACCACGTTTATTTCTCAAAGCGTAATCAATAGCTTTTAACTGATAGTCTCTAGGTTTAATTGAATCACCTTTATTATCATTAAGTACTAAGTCATCAATAAAAGAAAGATCAGGATCAGTTTGTTCATCAACATATCCATAATAAGCATCATGTTCTAGTTCTAGTTCATAATCACGGCCTTCGGCATTTGCAAATTCTTTTACGTATGCATATAAACCAGCATATAACTCTCTTGTTTGAGAATTGTATAACCTAATCTTTCCATCCCATACTTTGTTCTTATATGCTGGCATAAACTTATAACCAGGAACATAGAATGTAAAGAAGTCTGTCAACTCATTTAGAACCGACGGTTCAGAGTCAACAATCATCATTGCATGGTTCTTTTTCTTAACCGTAATTTTG